ATGAAAGATATGAGTTTAGTAATGAAAGAAGCACATAGATTAACTAAAGAAATCAAAAAGGAGTTTCCAAAAGTTGATTATAAATTCCAACTTGGTATCTGCATGAGTTACCTTCTAAATGAAAAAGAAGATGAAAGAACTATAGAATTAAGCAAAGAATTAGATATAACAATGGAAGAAGCTGCTCAATTAGTTGCAGTAGAAAAACATTACCAAGCTGAATATGAAAGAGATTCTAAAATAGAATTTAATATTTGGGAAGGTTATGGCAAAAGAAGAGCATACATAAAACTTCCTTGGAGAAGTAGAAGTGCCAATGCAAATAGAAACAATTATGACTTTGGTACACATTACTTACAAGACAGATATGTTTCTAAACAATTTTAAGATAAAAAAAGCTAGGTATGAATTAACTTACCTAGCCATAAATAATTAAAGTTTCTTTACAAAATCTGATTTAACAAATCCAGTTGCTCCATTAGCTGTAGTAATTCTATACCAGCCAATAAAGTCTGAATCTACCCAATCTATTCTGAATACTTCTCCTGGATTAATTGTAGCTACTATATCAGAACTTGTAGTACCTTCTGCTCTAACGTTAAGAACTGAATCTACATTACAAGTAGTAGCCATTTGTAATTTTTCTACATAGTCTTGACTTACATATCCAGTAATACCTTTATACTCTATGTAATACCATCCTAGATAATCAGAATCTACCCACTTAATTCTAAATCTTTCTCCAGCTGGGATTTTTCCAACTATATTAGAATTAACATTACCCTTAGCTCTTATATTTAATTCAGTATCTACATTACAAGTAGTAGCATTTTCTAGTGTAAAATTTTTCTTTAAGAAATCTTCATAGCAATAGTTCATATCTACACTTGCTCCACCAATCCCTGGTATTTGTCCACTTTCTGAATATTGCCATATAGCACAATCTCTATTTAACTTAGAATTATACCATGCATACCATAGTGGATAGTTAGTTAACTCATTCATATAGAACTTATTTAATAAGAAATCTTGGTTAGTATAGTTCATAGCTCTATATCCGTTACGGTTTATTTCATCACAAAAGGCTTTAACCATATCTGTAGCTAATCTTTTTCCTATAGTAACTCCATTTTTAGATGCATAGTTTAAAGTATCATATTCTAAGTCATAGCTTATAGGATAATCAACTCTATAACCTTTAATGGCTTCTAGCACATATTTAGCTTCATTCCTAGCCATTTCAGTATTCCAAGCATATGAGAACCAGTAAATACCTACTGGAATACATAATCTATTACACTCTTCTATATTTCTTATGAATTGCTTATCTATATTATTTCTTCCATATCCTGCTCTTAGCATTACAAAATCAACATGATCCTTTACTTGTTCCCAGTTTATTCTTCCTTGATGTTCTGATACATCTATTCCTTTTAACATAATATCAATCCTTCCTTTTTAAAAAATTTTTATATAATTAAAGGCAATAAAAAAAGACTATTTCTAGTCCTTCTATTGCCTTGTATAAGCTTTTATTTATTTACTGTTTGTTTTACTAATTGGTTAGTTGCTATGGCTCCAAAAGCACATATAACACCTTGTAATATACTGGTTGGATTTATACCCATTATGGCAACACTAAATCCTACACCTAAAACAACTAATATCCATGGAATACTCCAATCCACAACTTTAGGTGTTTTCTTTAAAAACATTCCTATAACATAAAGAGCAGCTACAAGTATAAGTAGTTGCTCTGGTACAAATTTTATTATGTTTTCCATTATCTCAATCCTTCTTTCTTTATAATTTCTTGTAATTCATCTATCCTATGATGAGCTGATTTAACACTTTCATCTAGTCTAGCCTGATCTAGTTGCATTCTTTGAATTTCTCTAGCTTGTGTTTTAAAATCTATTCTTATATCATCTACGCCTTTAGAGATCGTATCTAATTTAGTTGCTACTACAGTATTTTGTACTGTATCTTCCTTTAAAGTTTTTTGTTCATCCTTTTTGGCCTTCCAGAATCCCAAATATATTCCTGATACTGTACCAACTAATCCTACAAGTGTTACTAATACTGTTATATCTACATTCATATCGCTATCCTTTCTATAATTTAGGGAAATAAAAAAGACTATCTCTAGCCTTAACTTATTCCCCTAATGTTTTATTTATTAAGCTTGTATTGGTGTAGTTTCTGTTGGAGCAACTACTACTGAACTTGTTTCATGATCTGCTGGCAATGGAGTTACTACTGGAACAGGATTTAATAATCCAACTAAGTAAGCATAATCTTCGTCTGTTAATCTATTTAGTCCATACATAAAGTCTAGTTTCTTACCAAAATTCTCTTTTCCTTCTGGGAAATATCCTCTCTTTATAATTCTTTCAAACATTAATCTTAAATTCATTTTACATCATCCTTTCTTATTTTAATTTTTCTAATTTTAACATTTCTATATCTGTTGTGTTTTGTAGTATATTAGGTAATACTAATGTATCTATAAGATTATAGAGTTCATTTATAGCTTTAGAGTTTGATTGTACTATACTAGCTATATTTGAAGGTACTTTAAAATCTAAAGTTCCTGGTAAACTATTTTCTATAGAAAAATAAGTTTTTTCTCCAAATGTATCTAAATCTATATCTATACAGTTTTCTACAATTTCTGTAGTCGATTTATCTAATTGATAAACTATTGTAGTTGGATTTGCTTTTAACCATGACTTAAAACCGTTAATGTCGGGTGTGGTTAATTTATCTTTATTTATATAAAATTGAACCAATCCACTATTATTATCTCCTATGAAGCAACCCTCCCCTTGTTGATTTTTAATTACTTCTCTCATATCAGTTGGATAGGAAGGGAATCTATTACAAATATTTATACTAGATGATTTTTTATTAGCATTTTGTAAGTCAAAAAAGAAGAATAAAGTTTTATTAGTGTAAAAATTACTACTTGTTTGAATATTTTCATTGCCAGTAATTAAATATTGTTTTGAACCTCTACAAACCTTAACTTGCCCATTATCCTCATACATAGTGTCCCATTCTCTTAATAGCTCTTTGATTAAAATATCTTTTTTAAAGGATTGATGAGATTGATATGAAGTAGCTACTGTACCTTCTTCAATTTGTAAATTTAATGAATTTACCCAATTAATATCAACGTCTTCATTTAAATCGCCTTTTGCTAAAGTTAACGAAAAATACATTGCATTTTTCGGAGGTGTTGTTGTTTTGTTTGGTAAAAATCCCGAAACATCTTGTATAAAATTATCATTTCTATCATAATAGCGAATAGCTATATTAAAAGTTTTATTTCCGCTAAAAACAATAGGTTTGTGTGTAAGTAATTTTTCTTTTGTTTTTGAGGAAATTCTTTTATTCACAGTTGTTGGTGGTTTCTCAAATTGCCCACTAATCCCATTCCATGAACCATTTTCCCACTCTTTTATATTATTTAGGTTTTTACCACTACTTAAAATACTAATTTTATATTTATCTCCTTCTTGCTCTGCTTCTCCAAAGCTTTTTATACCTTCAAAATATTCAGTATAATTACTAGATGCTTTAGCTATACATATTTTACAAGATTCATCTAAAGTTGTTTTTATATAACAAACTAAAATCTTTTTACTTGTAGTTCTTATCTTATATACTTTATCTTGAGATATAACAGTCACTGGTAAATTCTCAATTGCATTTTCTGCTTCAAGAGTATCCACCATGGCACAAATTATCCTATCAGTTTTTTTATTTTTTATAATATAATACTCTGTATTGGGTTCTATTCTAACACTACTGTACGTTGTTACATTATTATCTACTTTAAGAGTATTGCTTCCCAAGTTAGGTATAAAATTAACTCGTTCATCTACTAAGTTTACTAAAGTTCTACCCTTAATTTTCATCCCTTCTGTTCTACCCTCTAAGGTGTTATTAGCAACTATAGAACTTCCACTATAAGCTAGAGCTTGATTGCTTTTAAGTCCATTCTGTAGCTCTGTTACATCAAGTCTAAGTTGAGGAATATTTTGACTTCCATCTAGTCCATCTATAAATTCTTTAGCTTTAGTAATTGAGCTTTCTAATTGACTTTTCTTTTCTATAGCATCCGTTGCAGCTACTTTAGATTTTTCTGTTGTATCTGCTAAAGTTGTATTAATATTTCTAGCATTACTAATATTACTTTCTAAAGAACTGTTTAAATTAGTTGCTACTGGAATATTAGTTTTTAAATCTCCGCTAACTGTTTTAGATTCTTCTAATATTCTTTCTATATAAGTTAAGTCTTTACTATCTGCTATTTCTCCAGCTATTTTAGTAAATATATTAGCTTCTACAGTTAATCCAAATGTTGCTGTATGCTCTAAGAATCCATCTGCTCCATAAATAGCAAGCTGGCAAGAGTAAACTCCATCCTTCTTACTAATTCTATTAGTTATTGGGAAGGTGATTTCTCCTTGCTCTGCATTTGTAATATTTAAATTTTCTATTACATCTCCATTTGTTGTCCCAACCATTACATAGCCAAGTTTAACAGTCTTACCTACTAAACTTAATCTTCTTTTATTCTTTAAGATATATAGTTTATAGATTTCTGCATTATTATTTCCTTTTATTGTTTTTATTCCTTCGTTATTATAAGAATCAACATTAATGTTTAATCCTATTTCACTCATAGTTCACTCTCCTTTCTATTTTGCTTTTGTATCTCTTCCTGCACTTGGATTAGTACATACTCCACTTCCGTTAAAGTCATACCACTTGCCTTCAATGAATAAGGTTTCCTCACTAGCCATTACCCCATTAAATTTTAGCCAATAGTAGTTAGAATCTTTATAAAGCCATTCATTCTTCTTTAATGCTCCACCTTTACCAGCATAATAATAGTTAGCCTGGTATTCATAAAATTCTTCTTCTGCCATTAATGTATTAGACTTAATTAAATAAGTATTATTGTTGTAATAAATAAGCTTAGGCTCTATAACCATTTTGCAATTTTCATCTATCCAATAATAGCAGGGCTTTTCATTAAAAGTACCTTCAATGAAACAGTTTCTATCTAAAGCACCTGAAGAACTTGCATGATAATCAATTCCATCAAATTTTATCCACTCATTTGTTGCTATAAATCCATCATCTTTTACGAAATAGAAATCACTCTTATAAGGGTAAATTCCTTTAGTTGCAATGCACCCAGCTTCATTAGTCATTTTATATCTTCCACTATAGTAATCTAAGAACTGTAATGGAAGCTTATATTCGTGGCAACATGGATAAATAGCTCCTCGAGTTATTTTAAATACTGTCATATCGTTGTTATCATTACTGTAAACTTTACCGCCATATTTTAAACATTTTAAAGCAAAGTTTTTTATAATATCTTTCTTATAAACATCTAATCTATCTATTAAGCAATACCTAGCTTGTAACTCTTCAAATCTTTTATCACTATTTCCACCGTCGGCTCCGTGATGAGAAAGTTTATAAAGGTCTATTTTACCTATTCTATTTTGTAAATAGGTTTCAGTAGCTACTGTACTGTCTCCAGGAAACAATGATTTAGTTCCATGGCTTACTAATAAATAATTAACACTCATACTATTTTCATTAGTATAGTCATAGAATTTACTTGCAAAAGCTTCTATATAGTCATTTTTCCCGATCTTAAACTGTTGGTCATTAGCAACTATCTTTTGCACATTGAATTTATCTGCTGCTGCTAACATTCTATCGTGATATCCTTTAGTGTCCCATTCTTGCTCTGTAGCTGGTAACCTAGAATAATCTATCCCATCTTTAAAAACAATGAAATCAGGTCTATATTTTTCTATAATGGCTGGTGCATTTCCTATATGGTCGCTATGATCATGAGTAGCAAAGAAGTATTTTAGTTTAGTTACTCCAATTTTATCTAGTTGTTGAATCATTATTTGAAAATTTTCTTCCATGAAGCAATCTATCATAGAGAATGTTCCATCATCTGCCTTTATTACTATACAATCTCCGTAGGAACCTTCCTTATTTTTAAGATTATAAATAATAGTTTCTGTATTATCTTGCATTCTTTCACTTGTATAATCTAATTTTTCTGTTATTTTAACTATGTTAGAAGCATTTTCTTTACTCCTTACTTCAGTAGCATTTATATTCCCAATTGACTTTAAAGCTTCATCTAGTGCCGTATATTCATTAGTTCCTTCTATAGCATTACCTGTCATTAAATCAGGGTGAACTATTAAATTAAATTTATTAGAACTAAGAATACCACCGTTTTCTGTTCTTATTTTCAACATATATTCTGTAGTCCCTGGCACTAATAAAGCATCTGTTAATTCCAATCTTGCTAATCCTTTAGGTCCATCTATTATATTTAAATTATTAAAAATCTCATTTCCCTTTTGATTTAAAGCATATATTTCAACTAAAGAATGACTTATATCTAAAACTTTATTAATTGATATAAACTTAAAGTCAATAAAGCGTGTTTTAATATCATGCTCTATTGCTTCTATCTCAATCAATTCATCCCTATTTATATATACTTTTTTAGGTTCTATATGTTGTATATCTTGCATAATACCCTCCTTTCTAAATAAAAAAGAGTAGAAATTAATCTACTCTCTTATACTGTATCTCCAATTCTTAAAGAAGGAGCTACATCAACTGGTGTACCATTAACTCTAAGTTCCCAATGGCAATGAGGTCCAGTACTATTACCAGTTGTACCTGACTTAGCTATTACTTGTCCTGCTTTTACTGTATCACCCTCATTTACTAATAACTCTGAATTGTGAGCGTAAATAGTGACTAATCCACCTCCATGGTCTATAAATAAATACTTACCATAAGAAGTAGTTAACTCTCTTCGCTTTATAACAGTTCCACTTTTACTAGCTCTTACTGGAGTACCTTCTGGAACCCCAAAATCTGTACCACTGTGTGGAGCACCACTAGGATAATGTCCAAAGAGTGCAGTTACTTGTCCACCAGTAACGGGAATAATCCATCCGTTACCATAAGCATTATTTACTGTTTTAAAATTACCAGTAGAATCTATTCGAGGTGGTAACCATCCATCTCCATTGTTTTCTGTAACAACACTTCCAGTTGGATTCCCATTTCTACCTAGTATAGGAATTTGTCTTTTTTCATAACGACCTTGGAAATATATATTTGCTTCTGCAATTCTTCTAAGTCTTAAACCTTCTAACCTATTCCCTGCATCATCATGTATATAGAAATTTTCCCATATAGGTCTTATATAAGCTTCATCAGTTGGATTTCGTCTTATAGCATTCATAAGACTATTATTAGCACCTATAACACCAGTTCCTGCATTAAAAGCTAAATCTACTAAAGCATCAAATTGCTGTTGAGTTGTGCAACCTAAAGCTTTAACTTTATTTACTATAGGTTTACCATATCTATTAATTTTTAATGTATAACTTTCTTTAGCTGCTAATTCTTCTGGAACTGGTTCATTAGCCTTTAATTTAGCGTATATATCGGGTTCGCTATGAGTTACCCCATAACCAATTGTAAGAACACCACCACTATCTCGATATTCATATCTTCCTAAACCCTCATAACCTTTTAGGTATCTAAAGCAATTAGAACTCATTACACCATTTTGCCAATCTCCATCAGCTCCTCCGCCAATTGGAGCGTTAGGATCAAATACAGTATTCCCACTTGTATTTTTAATAACACCATTTAACACTATATCATTGCATCTCAATTCTCCAGTTCTAGCATCATAATATAAAGATTTATCTTTCCCCATTCTAATACCATCATTTGATACTACAATTTCATTGTTTTTAGTTGTAATATTTACATAATGGTCTCCAACATAAAGATTATTTTCTCCATTATCTGACCTAATATCTATGTTATAAACTTTATTACCTTTAAAATCTATTTCTTCTTTTACTCGGATAGGTTTACCGCCTTTATCTTCTAAAACATTATATTTATCAAGTTCTAAATACGATGGTACGCTAGTAGAATCTTTTTCTTCGTATCCGAGAGTTAATGCTGAACAAACAGCATTTGCTAAACCTATAATTGGTTTATTTTCATCATCTCCTCGAATCAATGACATTAATGCTCCTATGTATTGTCCATTTGTTTTCCAATTAAATAACTGGAGCATGTTTCTTTCTATCTTTATAGCGTCTTTGTCATTATTCCTAAATATCATTCCTCCTGGTTTTCTTAAATCCATTTGAAAACTTCCATCCATATTTTCTATTAAAACAGTTCTTAGATTTCCAACTAGCCAATCTGCAAAGAATCCTTGTCCACTACCAAAAGTACGCCAATCCCAATCTTTATCATCTTCTGTTCTTTCAGCTGCTATCATAAACCCCATACTACCTATTGCCATAGCTCCGTAAGTTTTAGAGCCTTTTATCTTATCCTCAAACAACATTCCCAAAACATGTTGAGGTTGAGCTACATCTCTAAGTGCTTTAAATTTAGTTTGTAATGCATCTATGATTCCTTCCATCTTACTTGGATTAACAGTGCCATTATTATTTAATATATTTTCTAATTTACCATTAACAATTTCTTGTTTATCAAAATAATTTACTTCAACATCTCCAAACTCAGTATTTATAATTTCTTCTGTTACTAAATCCCATTCAATTACTATACATCTTGTTTTTATGTCAATTCCAATTTCCTCATGGTCTATTGTAACCGTATCTCCAATACCAACTCTTTCAAGGTTTTTAAAATCTTTATAATCTATCGTATTAGCTAGATTTGCTAATTTAACACTTCCACTTATTTTAGGTTTATCCAATCCATTATTATATAAATATACCATTCTTTCTCTCATAGCATTATATAATTCTTCTTCTGTATCAAAACCTTCATCATCTTGATTTTCAGGATCTTTTAATTTTAAATCACTTACATCAATAAAGCCTTCGCAGACTATAGGATATTTATTAATTAATTGGCTACAAATATATTTTTCAGGTAACATTTTCCCATCATATGCAACTGGACACCCTTTAGTTATTATAGAATCTCTATCTACTGTTAAACTTACATCCTCCATATTTCTTTTATATTTAATCCTAATACCATTATCTTTACCAATTCTAGTATTAACATAAATATCAAAGTTATCATAAAGCATTTCACCACCCCAACGGTTTCTAAAACTATTCTCTTTATCTCCGTTTATGGCTTGAATTGCATTAAGTTTAACAAAATAAGCTGTTGCTATCTTTTCTATATCTGAATGTCCTTTAAAATTAGTTCCATCTAAAATTATATCTAAAGCTCGTTGTCCATTAGCTGCAACAGCTCTATTATCTAAAATAGTATGTTTTATTAAATCAAAAAAGATATGTCTTGCACTACACTTTAGTCCAAACATACCTTTAGTTACATTATAAATTCTATAAAGTTGTCTATTTTTACTATAAAAAACCTTACATTTTACAACTCCCCACTCATTAACTTTCTTCCATCTCTTCTGTTTATCATAAGGAATTTCAAATTCTATTTCATTTATTCCAGTATTTAATTCTACTCTTAAAGTTCCAGTGTTTAATTGAAGTGTTATATCTCCATTCTTCTTGAAATTAGTATTACTACTTTTATAATATTGCAATTATACACATCTCCATCTGAATTTAATTTCAAATTTTTCTAAATCTCCACTATAAGATATTGTATTTTCTCCATGTATTAAAACTGGATAGTCTCCAATATCTAAATTATATGGATCCTCATCATTTTTTTGCTTATATACAACTTCTAATTCAGAATCTATATATGCAAATTCATCAACTAACACTTCAAAAACTTTATTATTTATATTTATTTCAACTTTTCCATTTCCCTCTAAATATATCAATGGTTTCGCTATATCATATTCGTTAAATAATATCATACCATTAGGAACTTCTATAAATTCATCTGCATCTAACTTATACTGATATCCTCTGCAAGTAAAGTTAATTATAAAATGTCCTTTTCTTTTTTTTATAACATCCATAGAACTTATATTTATATCAACAACTTTATGAAACCAATTAGGATCATCTGTAAATATTAATTTATCATCTTCTATATTATTTAACCAGCTTTTTAATAATCTAAATCTATCTCTTATTTCATTTGGAGAACATATAAAATTACATTCTACAGGAAAAGTTATATCTTTTTGTCCTCCTAAATCTTCATATAAATCGCCATCTCTACCTGGTACTTCTGTTTTTCTTCTATTCTTAATAGAAAACATAGTTGGAGGTCTTTTTACTATACTAACTTTAAAATTTTGTCTTAAACTTTTATTATTAAAAAATAAATCTACCAAGCTGTTTCCCCCCTAACTATTGCTCTCCCTTTAGTTTTTTTAGTTAATACATTACCATTACTATCCACAATAACCTCTGCAAGTATTTTCCCATCTACAGGAACTATTATTTTAAATATTTTAGGTCCTTCTGTAGGTGTATATTTATCTTTTTTACTAATATAACTATTCAATACAGCCTTAACACTAGATGTTACTAATTTATCTAATTTAGATAATGGTATAACAGCTTCGTGCTCTTTTCCTTCTCCAACTAACGCCATTGTTGCTTTAGTTACAATTCCTCCTTCAGCAAGTGCTGGAATAGTCGGTAAGTTTATTCCAAAATGACTTCCACCTATACCAGGAATCCACGAAGGTACATCAAAACTTATGGTATTAATTTTACTTATAACCCAGTTGATACCACTTATAGCTGCATTAATTGGAGCTTTTATTACTCCTCCTATAGTTCCAAAAATAGATTTTACTATATCTCCTAACCCTTGGAATATTTCTTCCCAGTTTCCAGTAAATACTCCATGTAAGAATGTTAATATGCCATTGAATATACCTTTAACTCCATTCCATATTGCTCCTACGGTTCCTAAAAAAGAATTTAATGGAACTCCTAATAATCCTAAGTTTTCTGTCCAATCTTTAGTGAAAATTCCTGTAAAGAAGTTATCAAATTTAGTAAAAGTTGAAGTTATAGAACTCCAAACATTGTTAACTCCATTTCTGAACCATTCACACTTATTGTAAAGTATAACAAATGTAGCACCTAAAGCTACCAATAATCCAATTACTAATACAATAGGATTCATAGCCATTACTATATTTAACCCTTTTTGTGCTAATGTCATAGCTTTTGTTGCTCCAGTTACAGCTAATTGAGCTGTTTTATATGCTAACATTTTAACTTTATTTCCTACCCAAATAGCCCCATTTTTAACTCCACTTGCAGTATTTAATATTATTGCTTTAGTAAAATTAGCTACTGTTTTAGTACCACTAATTACACCTTTACCAAACTTTCCAACTATATTAGTTCCCTCTTTAGTAGCTTTAGCAAACTCTTTTACTTTTTTAGCTCCATTTTTAGTTACTTTAATCATATCTTTTGTAAATTTTATATTATCTTTTATCCCTTTTGATAACTTACTAAATCCACCAAGTAAGATATTAGCTCCAACAAATGTTGCTCCAAAGCCAACAACTAACTTCTTCTGCCCTAAGGACATATTATTAAATAAAGAAGTAACCTTACTTAACACTTGAGCTGCTAACGAAACAAACGGTGCTATAACATCTCCAAATCCAATCAAAGCATTTTTCCCTTGATTTAAAGCCGCTGTTAAAGAGTATTGAGTTGTACTACTCATTTTTTTGAATGCTTTTTCTGTAGCTCCTGAACTATCATTCATCTGCTTTAACATATTATTAAAGTCTTTACCACCATTTTCGCTTAATAGTAGTGCTGCTTTACCAGCTTCCGCACTACCAAACATATCTGATAATGACTTTTTATTTTTTTTAGCATATTCATTCATGCTATTTAAAACATCTCCAACACTCTTACCGCTTTTCATGAGTTCTGGAAAAGTTTTACCTGTTGCCTCTTTAAGTGCTTTTTGTGCTACAGTCCCGCTTTTACCCAGTTCATTGAACATAGAGTTCATATATGTAGTAGTTTCAGCACATTTAACCCCTTTAGCAGTCATTATCGCATAACCACTCGCAACTTGACTTAAATTTACATCTAAAGATTTTGCCGTAGGTATAACTTTACCCATATCTGCTGATAATTCTCCAACTGTAACTTTACCTAAATTTTGAGTTTGAATAAGAGTATCACTTACTTTAGTTACTTCACTCGCTTTCATACCATATGAATTTAATATTGTAGTAAGTATATCTAAAGATTGTCCCGCTTCAGCAAATCCAGCCTTAGCAAGTTTTGTTGAATTACTAACGAAATTAACCGCATCACCAGTTTTTTGTCCTGCACTTATAGCATCGTATACATTATTGGCTATTTCATCAGAACTTATCCCCGTTTGATTAGATAAATCCATTATTCCTTTTTTTAAATCATCTAATGGAACTTCTGTATCATTAGCTATTGTACTTACTTTTGCCATACCTTCTTCAAATCCTATTGCTGTCATTGCAGCAGCCGTTCCAAATCCAGTCATAGCAATACTAGCTGGTTTCATTTTATCACTTACTTTTCCAGCTTTTTCTCCAGCCTTACCAATTCCATATGAAAATTTATCTATTTTTGTTTTATCTAATTCTTTATTTATATTTTCTAAAGCTTTTTTATTTTCTTCTAAAGCTTTTTTGCTATTATTAAGTTTAATTTCTGCATTATTTAATTTGGAAATATTACTATCTATAGCTCTATCGTTTTTAGAATATTCTTCTTTTAACATTTTAAGTTCTTTAGATAACTCTTTAGATTCCTTGCTATTCTTACCAGTTGCTTCTACACTATCTTTATATTTTTTTATAGTATCCTCTATTTTTTTAGATAATTCACTTTGTTTGGATTTTTGCTTATCTAAATCGCCATTTAATTTAGTTAAATGTTCTCCTTGTGTTTTTATCATGTTATTTTGTATCTTCATCTTAGCTGTTAATTCCGATTGTTGGCTTTTTAATAAGTCAGTTCTACTACCAAACAATTTAGCTTGTGTATTGGCTAAGTTATAACTACTTCCAACCTTCTTTAATTCTTGAGCCATTTCTTTCATTTGCTTTTGAAAGCTCGAACTATTTGCATTTATTTTTACATTAGCCCCTATAGTAATCCCCTCCTTTCATCCAAAATAAAAAGGAGAAGACTTTTAAAAATCTTCTCCTTCATTATCATTATTATTGATATCACTTTCTATATAATCTAGTAATTCTAATAAATCCATATCTAATATTGTATTTAAACTATCTCTATAAATTTTTATAGAATATTTTACAATACTATCTAAAATCTCTATTTGATTTTCTTCATAATCACCATAGTTATCTAATTCTTCATCACTAACACCTTCAGTTTTATCATATTCATCAAAAGCACTTTCTTCATATTCTACTTTTTCACCAAATATATCAACTATTCTTTTTACTATAATATTATCAATAAACATTTTAATCCAAAGATAACATTCTAATACTTCAAAAATATCAATTTTCTTTAATTCTGATATGCTAACTTTATTATCAAAGAATACTGTTAAAAGAGAATATACATTGTATATTTCATTTTCACTATTTCTTATTTTTCTTTCTATCTCTATATACTTTTTATATTTTCTTATAGTAAATTTATTTGTATATAAATTAAGACAAGAAATTCCTATCTCTTGAATTTCTTGCCCTTCGTAAAACCCTCTCTTACTTTAAGAGCTTTCTTATTTGATTTATTTGCTATTTCTAAATCAACATTTAAGAAATTAAATATTATATCTGATATGTCCATATCCTCTTTAATATCTTTTGCCGTAAATTGATTATCAAATACAATTACTAGTGTATTTATCATTGAATCAATATCCTCGGCATCGTAAACCTCTTTTTTTATAATTTCACTTCTAGCTTTTGTATAAGCTGTATATTTATCAAATATTATTTTTCCACTATTATATTGTTTGCTTTTTACTGTTATGTTCATCCTTACTCCTCCTTTTTAATTAAGCTTCGGTTGGTGGTTCTTGAACCTTAGAAAACCAATTTTGAATTGCACTTTTAGCATCCGCATGTTCCTCTAATAAAAATGTTTCATCCACTTCTACACTTGTATTATCATCCTTTTGTCTACCATAGAAAGTACCTTTCATTTTATCAGTTTGTGTCTTAGGTTTTTTACCATTAGTTTCATAGTTATCATCCCAACCACCATTAAACTTACCACAATAATGCCAAACGAACTCATATTTCCCGTTTGTTTGTCTAGCTCTCCAACCGATAGCTATCTCTTTCGCTTGGTCATTTGTATTATTAACTAAATATCCTTTTTTATATGTTGCTCCTCTTAACATAGCTTTTTGTTCAGGATTAAGTTTATTTACATCAAACTCAATTTCCACACTATCAAAGCTTTCAAAAGTTTCTTCTATAGTATCGTCGCTCTCTGTTGATTCCACACTTTTTTTAGTTGTTACTTTAGCATTTAATGCCCTCCCTAACTTAATAGGCTTTTCTGCTGCATATTCTGTTGCTGTATTTGCTGTAACTAAAGCTATATATATATCTTTACAACCACATCTTCTTGTATTAACTACTTTATTATCTTCTGCCATATTAACTCCTTTCTTTTAGTTATAAAATTTCTATATAACTAAACCTTAATCCTTTATGATATATTTTTGTATCAGGCTCATACTGATCTTGTCCATTGTCATAATTAAAATTATTTTTCTTTAAAAGTTGTTTTACTTTATTTTTAAATTTACTAGCTTCAATTCCATCCTTACTCCAAATATCAACTTGGATATTATGTTCTATTTCACTTGGATTATCATCCTCAAATTCATCTTCTTGATCTAAATATTCATGTACTGTTATATGAGTTTTATTAAGTTCTTTATCATACCAACCTTCTATAATCGGAACATCTAAACTCTCTAATGAATCACATACTAAAGCAATAATATCAAATTCATCCTCCATTTTAATCACCTAATTTCTTTCTAACTAATTCATCATATTTTTTAAAAGCAATTTTATCATATTGATTTTTTAATATTTTATTTACTTTTCCAAAAGCATGATGAGGTGGTCTTTTACTTGATCCCCATTCCTCCATTTTCATATAAAAAAATGGAGTTACATCTGTTTTCTCCCACCCTACAATACATTGCAATCCATCCTTTTTCTTTTTAATCTTAGGGTCTGGAATATTATCCGCTGCATGCCCTGGAGGTCTACTTCCTTTTCTTCCACTTTTACTATTATCTTTGCTTCTATGAATTAATGGTATTACAGCTCTTTTAGCCAAATCACCACATTCTTTTAATATTTTTTTCTGAACCGCTTCATTTTCATCTTCTGTGGCTAATTTATCAAAAGTTTTAATAAGTTCATCTAAACCTTCAAATTCTATTTCCCATCCATTACTCATTTATAAAACCTCTTTACATTTTAGCTTTATAAAATCTTTTTTATATCCTAAGAAATCAGGATAATATATTTCATATTGTCGCCCTTGCCACTCAACTATAAAATTTTCTTTATTCCTAAGCTCTTCTAACTTTTTGCAATATCTAACTTTAAATATTACTGTATTCTCTAATTTCATAGCCATAGCTTCATATAATTCTTTACCATATAAATCTAATACTTTTGCTCTACAATCATAAAAAGGAGTTGGCTCCCCTGGTGGTTGCCTTCTCCCTTTAATAATTACTTCTTCTATTTTCTTTATATATATTCTTTCTCTTAGCCTAGACATTATTATCACCACAATATTTTAATTGAGTTATTATTGAATTTAATGCAAATTGAGCTTTATCATTTTTATTGCCAATACTAATACTTTCTTCATCATCATACCAGTTCTTTACAAGTAATTTTACTGCTAATGAATAAAGTTTCTTTCTATAATCTTTTTTCACGCCAGCATTTGTTAAATATTCTTCTGCTGCTTCTAAAAGACCTAATAAAAGATCATCATCTTCATCACAATCAATACATAGATATTTTTTTAATTCTTCCAAGCTCATTTTTAATCACTCTACGCTTTAGCTTCATTTACTTTTACTATTAATCCAAATTTTCTTATTACTGCTGCATCTTCTGATTTTTTTAATGGTGATTCAACATCAAATCTTTCTATAATTCTAGCTATAGTTTGATTCTTAGTATATCCAGCTTCTTTTGATTGATCTATTAAATATTGTTTTCTATCCATAAATTTAATTAATGTCTTTAAATCTGCAATTATAAACTTGATTTCCTCTCCTGTATTAAATGTAGTTGAGTCTAATTCAACCACATCTCTTCCTTTAAATATTAAACTTCCACCATCTGATAATTCTTTTAAAAGTGGTCTACCTTGCTTATCCATCAATCCATCTAAATATCCTCTACCTATTGAGTTAGTAACAATAACAGCTCTACTTCTTGCATTAGGAACTAATGAATTTATTTTCTCAACCATTTCTATATAACCTTTTACTTCTTCAGTAGCTAATAATTTATTAGCTTGATCTACTACTTCGCTATTTTCAGTATTAACTGCATATTCTGCAAACTCTTCATTTACAAATTCTAAAAAGTTTATTTCACTATCTTCAAGTAATGAGTTATCTATCGGTGCAAGTAATCCATAATCATTTATATCATATGACATAGGTTTAGTTTTCATCATGGCCTTAACTAATTCTGTATCTTCTTCTAAATTTGCAAGTTTAGTAACACTTCCCCCAGCTCTTACAGGTAACTTTCCTGAATTGCTTGCTACTGGTATTACATGACAATATGATTTTAAAGATGGATAACCCTCTTTTAATTTTTCAAATTCATTAACAAACTCTTGAGGTATTACAGCTCCATTATTTGTTGCTGACATAACATCTCTTTCTTCTTCACTTAAAGATATTCCTCTTACAACTTTACTCATTGCACTTAATTGTAAACTTCTTTTTTCTTCTTTTGAACCTTCTCCACCTAAAACTCTTCCACCTGAAAAGTTACTGTTGCTTCTTTCCTCTTCAATGGCTTCCATAACTGATTCTATTTCTTCCTCAATTATTTCCATTCTAGCCTCTATCTTTTCTCTTTCAATAGCTTTACTTCTTATTTCCTCTTCCTTCTCTTCTTTAGCTAATGATCTAATCTCTTCTACTATTCCTTTTCTTCTTTCCTCTAAGTCTTTCTTCTTTGCTCTTAATTCTTTTAATCTTTCAAATAATTTCATTTATAAAATCCTCCTAAATTTAAATAATAAAAAAAGAGCTTTAACAATATATAAGCTCTAATAAATTACTTCTTTTTTCTTCTTTTTTCTTTGCATTTATTTTTATTTTTTCTAAGCTTCTACAATCTACTTCAGTATCTTCATAAGCTGGAAATGGTGTTGGTGATATTTCATATAACTCAACTTCTAGTAAAGTCCTTTTCATTATTTCTTCACCATCTTTTTCAACTTTACTCCATTTATCATCAAGTACCTTGAATCCAAAGGAAGTACCATCAACATCACCACGCTTTACACTTTCATATAAATCATTGGCAACTGTTGTATTAGGTAAATCAATATCAAACCTTAATCCTACTGAATCACTTTCTAACCTTAAAGTACCACTTTTTGTTGAACCTAATACATTATCAGTATTATGATTATATAAGGCTTTTATAGTATTGTTTCTTAAACTATTATCAAAAGCTCCCTCAGCAACAACTTCTACAAACTTATCTCCCCACCAATCTCTTAATACTTGTGATTCAACATTATACTTTGATGCATAACCTGATATTGTTTTAACTCCTGTTTCATCATTTGACCTTGCTTCAAAATTTGAAATTATATTTCTTACTTCTCTTTTAACTTCCTTATGTTCCACCTTTTCACCTTCTTTCTTGTATCTTTCTACAGAAAGCATTTTCCATATTAAAAAGTTTTGTATCTCCTCCATTGATAGGTGGTAATCCTACTTCTTTTCTTACTTGATTTCGAGTTTTCTTTCCTTGATTAATTTCATTTCTATAATCCTCGTATTTATTTCCCACTAGCTTCTCCACCTTTCTTATACTGCTCTCCAGCCATCTCTATAGGAATCATATTTCCATTAACAAGTAACCTATCTCCTCCTTCTATTGGCGGTAAATTTTCTCTTCTTCTTGCTTCATTTGCTTCAATGAATCCACCTTGAATTCCTATCCTATAAGCTTCATATCTTGTTTTTATATCACTTCTTAAAATACTGTCAACATTAAACTCTATTTTCACATTATTTAAAGTTTCGTATTGACTTAATAATTTATCTTGCATCTCTTGTTCATAATTAGTAAGCGATGGTTGAAGTGTTGTTATATAAAAATCTTTTTGTTGTTCTGTAAGATTATTAAATGTTGCTCTCTCTAAATCATTAAGATGATATGACTTCATTCCAAAAGCTGCTGCTAATTCTCTTTTAGTTAATTTTGCATTTTCTAAAAATTGTGCATCTGCCATGCTTAATGATAAAGGTTGAAATTGATATCCCAAAGGAAGTAACGAAACCGAATGAGCATTTGCTAGACCATTACTCATAGATTCAAATTCTTTTATAAAAGTTTTCTTTGCCTTTTCGTTTAGCTCTCCTACATATTGAATTATTCCTTTTGTAGTTAATCCATTTTTAAAGAATTTATTTATAAACTCCTGAGTAGCTCTTCCATTCTCAATAGTACATTTCAAATAATCAAGTGGAGCTATTCCTATTAATCCATCTAAAGTAATATCTCCAATAAAATGTAGTATTTCATCAGGAAGTAACTTATGTTTAATCCCTTTATTATCAGTTACTATATACCAAACTTTAGTTAAACTACTTAGAAAATTATTATCATCCATAACTTTAGTTACATTATCTGAATCAATAGGATATAATCCGATTATCTTTCCTCTTCTATCTCTTTCTATATATGCATACGCATTACCTTTTAAAGTTCTTTGTGCTTCTAAGCACTTCCAAAAATTAATTGAGTTCATTAATGGATTAGGCTTATATCTTAAAAGATAATAAAGTTCATGCTCTTTATACTCTTCTCTATCCTTGTAAATCTTTAAAGATAATTTACCTATGCTTTCAGCTCTTACCTTAGTACATATATAAACTGTGTTTTCTTTTAATACTCTCTTACCTGATATTAAAAATTTTAATTTAATACCAAACTTCTCCCAAAAGTTAGAATCAGATATATCAACACCAATCTCTTCATCATAATTACTTCTTTTATTAAATAACTTTTTAAAAAACTTCATCTATTTTCTCCCCCATAATTTCTTTAAGAAATCTTCTTCTGCAAATTCACTCACGTTTAAGTTTTCTCTTTTCCAATATGTTATAGCTCTAACATGGGCGAATATACAACTTGCTAATGGGTCAATTCTTTTAAATCTGCTTTTTTTACTTATTTTTATTTCTCCAAAAGAGTTGGAATCAATCTCTGCATTTTGAACACACCAAGTCATAAGTTTATTATCATCATGTTCAAGTTGCTTAACCTTCATTAAATCTCTAAAATTTACAGTAGCTTCATTTAGTTTTGCACAACTTTGTCCACATTCTACACAGGTATAATCCTTTCTTTCTAGTTCTCCAACTAACATTGCAGCTCCATGAGGGTCATAACTAACTTCTATAACATTTAGTTCATATTCTTTTACAATACTTTCTATAGTATTTAGAACTGCCCAAAAATCTACTATTAAACCATCATTAGCTTCTGTCTTTATTAGCCAACCTTTTTTACTCCATAATTCATATGGTACATTGTCAGTTATCATTTTTTCTTTAACTACTTCTGATGGTATAAATGATTGTCCAAATAAAGCATATCGTCTAATATTTCCATCTAAATAAGGGAACTCAAAAGCAATTGAAGTTAAATCCCCTGACTTTGATAAATCTATTCCAATATAACAATCATGTCCTCTGAAATCCTCTAAGGTTAATTCCTTTTTACAAGCTTTCCAGTATTCAACATCAACATACCTTTTTTCTCCTGCTGCAACATATATATTACAATTCTTAGTAAAGAACTCTATTCTCTTCTTTTCATTACTTGTATTCTTAGCTAATTTAGCATTTTCCCTCATGCTTTGTATTCCTTCAGGATAAGTACATAAGATTGGATTAGCCTTTAGCCAAACTTCTTCATCAAAAGGATCATCTTCTTTTTCTAATTCGCAAATCATTACAAAGTATTTATCATTTTCAAAAGTTCCATCTAATATTGAACAACAATCTAAATATTCATAATAACAAGCCGTTTCTTCGTAGTCCATTCCAGCCGTAGTTATTATTACTAATAATGGCTCTGTTCTTGCCATCATACCTGATTTCATAACATCATACATATCTGAATTAGGATGTGCATGATATTCGTCTATAATAGCCATTTGTGGATTCTTACCATCACCAGTTTTACCAGCTTTTTTACTTAAATGCTTCATAAAACTATTACTATTTCTATGTCGTATTTCTTTTTGAGTAAACTTAAATTTCTTCTTTAATGGTTTAGAAGTCATCAGCTCCCATTCATCAAAAACAATTTTAGCCTGATCTCTTTCAACTCCTAAAGTATAAACTTCTGCTGCATTATACCCTTTTGCTCCTATTTCATAACCAGCCATTCCAGCTTCCATTTGAGATTTTGCATTTTTTCTCCCTACTTGAATAAAAGCAAATCTAAACCTTCTATAATTTGTATCCTTATGCTTCCAAGCTTCTATATTACAAATTACAAACTTTGACCATGAATTTAATATTATTGGTTGTCCCTCTAATACTCCTTTTGAATGTTTACAGTAACTATACCACTTAACAATTTTTTGAGCTTCCTCTTCATCCCAATAATACTCGAAATCTTCATGCTCCATTCTTTCTAAATCATTTAGAAATCTCTGACAAGCTTGTTTATGTCTTTTACAAGCAACAATTTCACCATTTAGTATTTTATTAGAATAATCAATAAGTTCTTCAAGAACTGTATTATACATTTCCAAAATCCTTTTTAAATTCTTTTTCTTCATCATCAATATCAGATGCTTCTTGAATAATTTTTAATCTTGCTGCTGGACTTAATCCAAACTCTGCACCTAACTTTTTAATAACATCAGCATATTGAATCTGAATAGAGATTAAAGGATTCTTTTGAGTTGTTTCAAATCCTTTTTTATTAGTATGTGTTACTGTAAGCTCATCACAATTTAATTTCATGGTACATTCTATATATTTTTCTATAGCGTTAGCTAAAACAGCTAAATTATAATTATCAATATTAGCAAGTATATCTACAGCTTCTAACTCTTTAACTATTTTCTTAAAAATACTTTTACCCTCTTTGGATAACCATGTCGGCGGTCTTATTTTATCCCTAGGTAATTTTTTTAATTTTTCTTCTTGCTCTTGTCTTTTTCCAATTTCTTCATTAGTCAAATGGCTCTTATTCCCATTTGCAATAATTTGAGAAACTGAAATCATCTTTCTTCCCAAACCTAACATTACCCCCCTTTAGTTCAAAAACCGAAAAAATTTTTTCTGACATAGACACTGCGACCTTTTTCCCTTTCTGTAAAACTTTTTAGAGTAGCCCTACCCATCAGAAATTAATTTAAACAACTCCTCTTGAGTATTTTTCTTAGTAACTATACCCTTTTTATATTTAGCATGAATCTTTTTATGACAAGAATCACATAAAGAAAGAAGGTTACTCTTTTCTAATCCAAGCTCCCTTCTTTCTTTTAACTCTATGATATGATGCACAACATCTGCTAGTCTTATCCTCTTCTCTTTTAAACATAACTTACATAATCCATTATCTCTATTCAATACAGTTGTTCTAACTAAACGCCACTCTTTAGAATTATAGAAAGCTTGTTCCTCTTTATCCTTTCTTCTAACCTTATAACACTTATGTCTTTCCTTATTGCTCTCTATTCTATGTTCACTACAATAAGTTTCATTCATATTTATAAGATTAGTACATCCACTATAATTACATACTTTCTTAGGCATCTTTATTTACTTTATCATCAACTACTATTCTTGTATTACTTCTTACTTCAGCTAATATACTAAATCCTTTAGGAATAATAACTACCTCATCTTTCATTTTAGCTGACAGTTTTCTTTCTAGTTCCTCAACCTCTTCTTTACTACATCTGTATTCACTTCTTAATATAATCATTTCCAAAATTCCCTCCTTGCTTTTAAAAATAAAATAATAGCTATTATGTATATAATACTTGCTATTATTTCAGGTAACACTACTAGCCACCAACTCCAAGTAATTATTCCAAATAGTTTTAATGCTATAAATATTAATGTCAATATTTCTAAAAATCCCATGCTTTTCACCCCCTTTATTTTTTGCAAGATTCTATTTCATAACTTGTAAAAAAGATAACATAATACATAGAGTGTTAACTTCTTATAATCCTATGTAAGTATTGTCTTAATGCTAATTTAAAGCTTATAAAAAAATATCACTTAACATTAACTCAATATGTTAAATTTAATAAATTTTAAAACCTTTAATCATCTTATTAATATGGCTCTGCTCTATTCCTATATAGTGAAGAGTTATAGAAGGATCAGCATGATTAAATATCTTTTGTAATGTAACAACATCTTTATATTGCATATAAAAATGATAACCAAAAGTTTTTCTAAGAGTATGAGTACCTAAGTTATAAAGTCCTAAAGTTTCTCCAGCTTCTCTAAGTATTGTATAAGCTCTTATTCTACTTATAGCCTTGTTATAACCTTGTTGAGATTTAATAAGAAAATTATCTAAATCTTTATCTTTACAATATTCTTTTAGTTCTTTTTTTAATATTGGTGTCATAGGAAATATTCTTTGCTTTCCAGTTTTCTTTTCTCTAATAGATATAAACTCTTTTCCCTTAACATCTCTAACTCTTAAATTTAATATATCGCTTATTCGTAATCCTGAATTAGTTCCAATAATAAACATAATGTAATTTCTTTCACTATACTTTCTTAAATAATTGGCTAATTCTCTAACTTTATTAGAATCCCTTATTGGCTCAACAAAATTCATTGTTTCACCTTCTTTCTCAAAATAATTGATATACTTATATCGCATTTACATAAAAATATAATAAAAAGTAAATATAATTATTAGTACTTGTCTAATTGCTCTAAAAAAATTAATTAATCTTTGTTCTATATCTTTACTTCCTATAGCAGCTATTAAACATCCTATTAATCCTAATATTGAAGTTATAAAAATAATCCATGCTAAAACATTCATATCACTTCACCTCCTTTCCAAATAAAATAAAAAGAACCTAGTCTAAACTAGATTCTTTTCCGTAATCCAGAGGTTATTTATTTTTTAATGGTGGAAAGTAAGAGATTCGAACTCTTGCTAAACTATTCAGTTTGTTATGACCGCCGTCATTCCCTTAATCCGCTTGGGTAACTTTCCATAAGACAGGACTTAATCCTGCCTTTAATAGTATAAAAGGGTATTGATAATTTATGAGTTAAACAAAATTTAGGAAGGCATTGGATTCGAACCAACTTTTGCACCCCCAACTGGAGACCTTCCATGTGCAAGGCATTTCTACCTTGCTTTATATATCCGAATTTTAAAAGGAGGTGTGTATATCATACACAAAATACAATGAACTATTAACCCTGTCCACAATATTAATTTTACTACAAACATTCATTTAAATTTATCAACTTTTTATCATTTTTTTATCATTTTTTATCATTTTTCGTCTTTTTTCCTATAAACATTAATGTATTTTTATAATCTGCAACCTTCTCAATAACTTCTTCCCTTTTCCTATAAGCTGTTGCTTGAGCTATGTTTAAACTTCTTGATATTGCTATTGGACTTTTACCATCTCCATATTTCAATTCTATATATCTTCTATCTTCTTCATTTAATGTTTTTAAATTCAAATCCATATCTTCAACAAAATCATTTAAATATCTAATATCAGCTTTTATTCTAAATATTTTCTTAGTGATAGTTATATGTTCTCTCTCTAATTTCCCTATCTCCTTACATATTTGACTTTCCGCAAAACTTATGCCATTAGATGATGTTTGAACTCTTTCAGATATTCCAGTTCCATTCTGATAATAATCTATGGTAACATTAGCATTTTTTATATCTTCTTCTATTCCAATTAACCTATTTTCTAAATATCCTACTCTCTCTTTTAAACGATATATCTTCTTTTTATATTTAAAATATCTATACAAAGCTCCTTCTGTCTTTTTAAATAATACCTTATCCATATTTCTATTGCTCCTTAGTTATCTATTTTAAACTGCTATTTTTAAAATACTTGATTTAATGTTCTTTATATATTTATCAACGAACTCTTTAACTTCTTTATTTTCTTTATAACTTTCATTTCTCTTAGTTCTACATTGGATTAATCTATCTTTTTTTATTTCTAATGTATAGAAAGGTTTTTCAATATTATCTTTTTCTCTAACAAATAATATAGTTGTTTTATTATTGGCCACGCTTTTTATATAACTTCCTACACAATGATTTAATGCTTGTCCCTCTTTTATTAAATCTATAGGTTTTTGTGGCTTTACAATTATATATTTTTCTGATTCGTAATTATATTCCTCTCCTAAATTTTTATAGTGCTCCATAAATCCAACATAATTTTTATTTTGTTCTAACTTAATAATTAAATCTGATGCTATATCATGAGCCTCATTGAAATTTCTAGGGAATATAACCATATCTTTAGTTAAATCATATTTTAATTTAACTGCATTATTTATATAGTCTGCATAATCTCCTAACCTATCGTCAAATTCTCCATGTAATTTATCAATGTATTTTATAAGCTTACTTGGAGTTTTATTTATTTCTTTTAATATAAATAAAAGTTGTTGCCAATAAATTCCCTTTTCTATTATTATTTTAAGTTCTTCATTGGTTAACTTTATTTTATCTTCATAGAATGCCTTAATTATTTTATAAGTGCTAATATTAGCATTAAGTTCTTGTAATCTTTTTAAATTAACCTTATCAACGCCTAATATTTCTTTAATATTACTTCCATCTGGATTTATTCCAACATCATAAAAGATAGAACTATAATCTGCAGCTAAATTATAAAGTTTTAGCTTAACTAAATACTCCAAAAACTTCTCTGTTTTATATTTTGTTAAATATCCAAATACATTAAATACTTTTTCCTTGGCCAATAACTCAATAGCTGAATATTTATATTCTGTGTCTTTTAGAAAACCTAAATTATTAAAGTATAAACTACTTTCATATATATTAAAACGTCCTATGGAATCACACCATCTTGTCTTACCAGTTTGCTTAAAATCTGCATATTCATATTTCTTTATATTGTCTTTATTAATGAAAACTCTTAAAAGCTCCCAATATTGAAAAGTCGGATTTTTAAAATGTTCAAAATAACTTTTCTTTGAACGAAAATATCTTATAAGCACACCCTCATCTGTCTTTTGCATTAATGATAAATATGTTTCATCATGTACATTTTTTGATTTACCTAGAACTTTGTACCTTATTCTACACTTACAATTAGGACATATACCTTCTTTGTTATGCTTAGGTGATTCAATCTCAACATCGCTTTTACAATGCGTACAATATCCTTTTAGTTTCTTTTTAGGTCTATATTCATAGTAAATATACTGACTAAACTTAAATGCTTCCTTATCAATCCATTCTTCAAAATCCTCTGGTAATTCTTCTACACATTCCATTTCCTTATCAATTCTATCTGTTATTTTTTTATGCTTTAGGCTTAATCTATAAGCCTGGATTTTCATCTGAAGTCTTTCTATATTTGTCAATGGATCTTCTTCTGTTTTAATTCCTAAATTTGCAATATAAGAATTAATAATATTTTTATTCCTATCATTTATGAATATATATCTTTTTGTATAGCACCTATTATAATATCCATAAAGTCCTAGCATATTATAAAATGCACCTGTTAACCACTTATTTTCTCTTAAATCTTGAGTTATATAATCATCCTTACTTTGAAAAATTCTCTTTGTAGGTATCAATATCCCCTTTTTAACATCCTCATTTTTAAATATATTAAGCACTAATATATCATCATGTACTTGAGGTACTATGTTAAATTCAAATTGGCCAATATCAAACCTTAACTGATTACTATTTTCTCCATAAATATTTTCATCTAAATTAAGTATCTCAATTCTTCTTAAATCACTCTTGTTCATTTTAAACACCCTCTTATAAGTCAAATATTGATATTTGATTATCTATTATGCTATCTGCTTTATTTTTCTTTATTTTCCCCTTAGATGTATTTTCTTTCTTAGCCTTAAAGTCAATAACGTTACTTTCTTTTTTAACCTCTTCTTTTTTCTCTTTTTTTGAAATACTTACCTTTCCAAAGTAACTTTCTGCTATTTTATAAACTACATCATCATCTATCCAACCATTTTTACCATTAAGCTTTTTCCTAACCTCTTCGTATACATAACCGAATAAATTATCAGTATTTGTTTTATTTACTAAAATACAAAAATCATTATCATCTTTACACTTATTAATCAACCATTTTTTAATAGGAGCACTTGGAACTCTTCCATCATCTTTAATTGACTTAATCTTATCTATTGATTCTTTCATCTTTAACACCTCTCTTAATATTTCCTATAATAATGAGCTATCTATTAACAATACAAGATATTCATATCCTCCATTTGTTAATGGATTTCTAAACTCGCTTACCTCTTTGTAAAAATCCTGTACTTTTTCTTGTACAGTTTCACAACCTTCAATTTCACCTTTTTTATATTTTTCTAAAGCTTCTTTTCTAGTAATTATTCTTGGCACTAACTCTTCATCTTCTATATCAGAAACAACTTCTGTATACCCCTTAATTGCATTTTCTTGATTTTCAGCTAAAACTAATGCATAATATTCAAACTCACCAAAATCATAAAAATTAACTTCTATTTGATTAACCAATTCTTTTCTCTCCATTTCTAACTAACACCTCTCCGTATCTTTCTTATAAATTCCATAAAACGTTTTATCTATTAAGATAATGCAATAGTTCTCTCTTTCTAAGAAAACCTCCCACACGCTATTTTTAGTTAATAGAGGATGGAGCCTTGTCCAATCCTCCAATAACTTTATTTTAGGTTTATCAAAGAAACTTATTTGATTACTTACCATTTCAATCTTTGTCCGCAATTAGGACAATACTTCCAATTTACAGGATACTTACAAACTGGACACGCTTGACTTACATTTTCTGTTTTAACTACTTTCTTAGCCTTGTCTTTATTTAGTAACTCTTGATGCTTTGATTTCTCTCCTACAGCTTCAAAAAATCTATCAAAAAGTATTCCATGTTCTTCTAGTATCTCTTTCATTAACTCTTCATCATAATGTCTTATACTGCTATAATCACTTTCAAAAGCTCTTTCACATTCTACACATATTCCATCACCGCTTAAATTATCTTTATATTTATGACATTCACTACACATTTCTAATTTACTCATGCTCCTACACCTCACTCAATTCAAATTCAACCCTCTCGAGTTCTTCCGTATATTCTTTTATAACTCTGAAATCAGCTACGTAAGCATCATCTTTATAAGCAATCCCATTCAAGCTATCTAATATAATCTTTCCTATATTATCAGCATCTGGTTTCTTTTTAGGCTTTTCTAATCCATCTCTTATAGCTTGTACACGCTTTTTACTATAAGACTTAGGTATTTTATAGTAAGCAATTATTAAAGCTCTTACAGAGCCTTCTAAGTATCTTCCATCTTGCTCCTGGTAACACTCTCTTACTAACTTCTCATATTGAACTGTATCTTTAGGAGTAAAGGCATGACCTCTACACACTCTAGGTCTAGCCTTTCCTCTTATCTTTCCTGTAACTACTACCTTCATAAACTATTTATCCTTTGAATTTATTACTTTTTCAGCATATCTAAACTGCTGTTTTATATAATCATCTTCATATGATCCACCACTCACTATCCAATCACCTATTCTATGTTGAATATCTAAAATAACCTCTTCTGGTAGTTTATCTGAGTGTTTTGTTAATTCTTTTATTGAATTTATCTTTACCATCTATATCCTCCAACCTTTACGCTCCATCTTTTTCTAAGTCCAATATCTCTACACTTAAGATAAGCGTAAACTTCTTTATCTTTCTTTTCTCTCTTAGCTGCTATATCTTTATAAGTCATAATTCCAAGTTCATGTGGTGTATACATATCAAGTAAATTGACCTTCACTTAAACCACCTTCTAAATTTTTATTCTTCCCAGCCTAATAGTTTTTTCTCTAAATCTTCATAATCATAATCTCGTTGACTAAAATTACAGTTATTATTAACTTGCCCCTTGTTAGGTTTCCAATCTTCTTTTATAGCTGTTATAAGAGCACCTACTCTGTTATCAACTTTCTTCATCCCATTTATAATTTTTAATTTTTCTTCAACTACCTCAATATCAATATGATTTTCAAAACAAAACTTTAGAATTGATTTTATATCACTTTCATCAAACCCCTTTAAGACTTTTTGAAAATCCTTATTAACAACAACATCTGTTTTGTTGTTATTTATATTGTTATTATTTGTTTTGTTATTATTTGTTTTGTTATTATTACTTCCCTCATTTCCAGTGCACGCAATTTCCGTGCATACAATTTCCGTGCACGCAATTTGAGGGTATGGTTTTCTATCAGTTCCCTTATTTTGATGGTATGGTTTTTTGTAATTTTTACTCTTATTCTCACTAATTACTTGCAATATTATATATGTGTTATTAACAACCTTACCTTTTACCTTATTTTGTTGAACTTTTATAAAACCACAATCAATTAATTGTCTTCTATGTCTATAAAATCTTGATTCTGATATATTTAAATCTTTTATTATCTTTTCGATACTAGGAAATGCTGTTTCTCCATTTCCTGCAAAACTACACATATACGCATAAATTGCTTTAGCTTCTATACTTATGTTTGCTTGCATAATAAGTTTAGGTATTATCCCATATCCTTTAGAAAGGATAGATTTACCTTCATATTTTATTTGATCCATAATCTCTCCCTCTTTCTATTAACTCTATCTTATGTTAAAATTTATCTGAAATTATTTTTGTTGAGTACATTGGTTACTTTGGTCGGTGCCAATGCACTCTCTTTTTATTTCTTCCTCTATTAAAACGTTTAGAGGTTTGTCTATTGTTAGTTTACTTAGTCTTTCTTGTACTCTGTAAGCTATCCTTTTAGCTATTTCAATTAAGTCCATAGCCAACACCAAACTTTATAAGATACGTAAAAGAAAATAATCCAAATAACTATACTTCCTATCAAAGCTACTAAGCATCCTATATTTATTTTTTTCATCTTTACTCTCCTAACTAAATTCTTATTGGATCCATAGCTTTATTTTCTAGCTTGTCCCAAAATGTAACGCTATCCTTACTAAATCTATATACTCCAAATCTTTCTCTTGGATTTTCCACTCCATATTCTTTTTGAGCTAATATTACTTGTGCTCTTGTTAATCTTTTTAGTTGTTTCATTATTTTTCTCCTTTCTTTTTCTCCATTCAACATATTTCTACAAACTTTTCAATTTAAAGGTTGTACAATTATATTGAGAGGAGGTGTTTCATATGCTTTACAGCAAATGTCCCGTATGTGGAAAAGAAAATTCTGTTGGTACTATCAAGCCTGGTACTGGAACTTCTTATGTTCTAACAGAGGTAGATACAAGCACTGATATTCCAAACTTTCTTCCTACTACAGGTATGCCCGTTATAGTAAAAGGATGTGTCAATTGTAAAATGCTATTCTTAATGGCTCCATCCCTTAGTAAGTAGAAATTTTTTTCACTTTAAGAACACCAAGTTTTGAATCATTTAAAGTAAAAACTTCTTTTGAAAGTTTATATTCTGAGGAGTTTTTACTTAATTCATCAATTGCAAACTCTAAAGCTACTACATCATCATCTGTAGTTTCAACACTTTCAAAATTTTTAAAGTTATATAATAAATCCTCTAATTGTCCTATTATTTCTTTTCTATTCATTTTAAATTCCTCCTTAAATTACATTTGTTGAAAATATTAAAGCTAACATATTACATGCGCTTAGTATTAAATATTTAAAACTTTGCTTTGGCTCTTTTTCATCTAGGCTTTTAATCATAAAATGTACGCTTAGATATAAAGCTGTAACTATTGATATTATTCCCAAGATGATTCTTCCGTTTGGAGTTAGCATTCCATCTCTCCTTTCTCTGCAATTATTTTTTCCATGTGCATATACATGTCTGCTGCTCTTCTTTCTAACTCTTCTTTAGAAAAACCTATTAAAACCTTATAATTAGTTGGTTTATCTAAAAGCCAAAATTCACTTAAATCAAATTCTTCATCTCCAACTTTTATTTTTTCTTCCAAATCAATCACCTCATAAAAATATAATTTATTTATTAAAATCAAACCCTTAAATATTAAATTGGCTTTGATTATTAAGCATAGCTATTTCATTTTTAAGAGCTGTTGCAATCTTATAGTTGTTCATAACTTCTAAAGCAAAATTAAAATCTTTTACTTTTATTTCATCACTTGCATTTACACCAAGCTCTCTAAATAATTGTCTATAAATATCCTTATAAACTTTTCTAATCATAGGATCATAAGCTTTACTACCTTTCCCTCCAACTAAAGGAACAGCTAAACTATTTGCTAATTTTTTAAGTTTCTTAGTTTGAGCTGTAGAAAGTGTCTGATTATCCATTCTTTCCTCTAGCTTTTCACTCTTTGCTTTTGCTTCTAAAGCCTTATGATTAACCTCATTAATTTGTTGTTTAACTTCCTTGAAAGCTTGTACTTGTGCTTCAAATAAGTCAATTGCACTTGTTGGCTTCTTTTCAATTTGAAATTGACCACTCTTTCTTATAGCTGGAATAACCTCTACCGCTAACCAAGTTTGAAACTTTCTAGCCACCTCATTATTTGCTTTCATTGCTAGTAAGTAGAATAAACTTTCTGGGATATAATCTCCCATACCCACCTGTGGGTATGGACCTAATTCAGAAATGTATTTATTAATCCTATCCCATCTGACTACTTCGTTGCCACTTTGAGCAATTCTTGTCCACCCAAACCCTTTAGCAGTACTTTCTATATCAATAGATATACTTCCATCGTCATTTTTAATTGTTTTTACACCAATCCCTAATTCTTTGTTTTCAAAAACCATTAAATTATTCATTTTCATTCACCATCCTTCTTTTTAAAGCATCGATTTTTTCTTTAACAAGTTCTTCTAATTCAAGAATTTCATTCATGAAATCATCTCCTTTATTTTTTTCTCAGGAACATTTATAATTTCAGAAAGTTTTATTATCTCATTTTCCTTTAATGGTCTTAACCCTTTTCTAATTCTCCAAAAAGTACTACGAGATATATTTAATTCACTTAAAATTTTATTAAGTTTATATCCGCTTTCTTTAATTATGTTATCTAGCTGTGTCATTTAAGCACCTCCTTTCAACAATCTTATTGTAAAACAATTTTGTTTCATTGTAAATTTTATTTTTTCTTATTTTTCGAATATTTTACGGATTTTTCTTTAATTTTCTTCTTTTTTCTAAATTTTTGTTATAAAACAATTTTGTTTCATTTTTGAGTTTTTTGTTTTATTTGAAACAAAAATGTGTTAATATAATACAAAAGGAGGCACTTATGTATGAATACCTTTAAAGAAAGATTAGAAAATTACAGAATTAACATATTAAAAATTTCTACTAGAAGAGAAATGGCTGATATATTAGGAATTTCAGAACAACTTTATGCAATGGTTGAAAGAGGAGCAAGAAATCCAAGTAAGAAATTCATAAAAATTTTAACAGAATACAGTAATATACCTGAAAGTTATTGGATTTACGGAATAGAAGCAGATTTTTTAAACGAAAGAAAGGATTTTAATTGCATAAGAGAAACTGTAGAACAACTTATAGATAATAATCTTATAGATAAGAATGTAGAATTTAATGATGATATAAAAGATGTATTATTAACAGCACTAAAAGCTGATATTAAACATTTATTCTTAAAAAGAAAATAAAAAAGGAGATTAACTCTCCTTTTTCTCTATAAGTTTCTTAATTTTATTTTTAACAGATAACTCCAATAATATTATTTCTTCCAATATTCTCACTCCCATTTGTTCTTATACAGAGAGAACATATGTTCTTTATTTTATAGTTTTATTTTACTGTTTTTTAATAATTTTTGCAAATATTATTAATTGTTAACATAATGTACATTTGTTACAAGTAAATTGTAGCATAATTTATATCTAAAAAGTATTTCTACCAAAAATATTTTCTGTCATTTTTCTACAAATTTTACCACTATTTTAATATTGTTTTTTAAAAAGTATTTTAATAATATTAAATCGGTGATTAATAATGTACTTAAATATAAAGAATTTGAGATTAGCTAAACATTTTACTCAACAAAGATTGGCAGAAAAAATTAATATTAGTCAAGGATACTTATCTCGATTAGAAAGAAATGAAAAAGTTGCTATATTAGGAGTAAGACTTAAAACTATAATAGATTTAGCTAGGGAGCTTGGAGTTGAAGAGGAAGATATTTTGAAATTTAAATAATCAACTCGGAGGTGCTTATATGAAAAAAATAGCAATTTATATTAGAAAGTCTATAAAAGGTGATGAAAATTCAATATCATTAGATGCACAAATTGAAGTTATAAAAAATTATTTTAAAGAAGATTGTAATTTTACTATATATAAAGACGATGGTTTTAGTGGAGGAAATACTAATAGACCAGCATTTAAAAAGTTAATGATTGATGCATCTGTAAATAAGTTTGATACTGTAGCTTGTTATAAGCTAGATAGAATCGCTAGAAATACCTTAGATTTCCTTACAACTTTTAATACTTTAAGTGATTATGGAATTGATTTAATATGTGTAGAAGATAAATATGATCCTACTACACCATCTGGTCGTTTGATGATGACACTTTTAGCTTCTTTAGCTGAAATTGAAAGAGAAAATATAAAACAAAGAGTTAAAGATAGCATGTTAAAACTAGCTAAAGAAGGAAGGTGGACAGGTGGGACTGCTCCATTCGGATATAAGATTGTAACTATAGATTGTGGGAAATATTTAGAATTGGTTGATGAGGCTAATATAAAGTATATTTTCAATGAATTTGTAAGTGGTAAGGGAATACTTAAATTATCTAAAGAATTTAATTGTAATAAACAAAACATAAGTAGAATATTACGTAGTATAACTTATTTAAAGAGTACGGAAGAAGCTAATAAATACCTAGAAAAATTTTTAAATTATGAAGTTATTGGAGTTCCTAATGGGTGCGGTTATTTACCTTACGGAAATTATAAGAATGTAAATGGGAAAAAGGTTAAAAATAATGATTCTAAATTAGCCACTGTAAGTAAACATAAAGCTGTAATTGATTTAGATACCTTTATAAAGGTTCAGAATAGGCTTAAAACTTTTGAAGGTAATCCAGCACCTCGTATTAGCTCTAAAACCTTTTTAGCTCAAATGGTAAAGTGTAAATGTGGTTCTAATATGAATGTTATACTAGGCAAAAAGAAAAAAGATGGAAGTAGAAAAATTTACTTTGCTTGTCCTAAAAAATGTGGTAATACTTTTTGTGATGTTTCAAAAATTGAAAATGATGTTTTAAATACTTTGAAAGATGTTGATTTATTTAATAAAATTATTAAATCTTCTAATCCTATAAATAAAGATTACTCTAAAATAAAAGAACCACTATTAAAAGAAATTGATGAAAAGAAAAAAATACTGGATGGATTAGTATGTAAACTTGCTCTTGCAAATGATAGTTTAACCAAAATATTATTAGATAAAATTGAAAGTTTAGATTTAGATATTAATTCTATCCAAGAAAAAATTAATGAAATAGAAAAAGAAGAAATTTCAAAGAAAGTAAATGAAAATGACATAAAAATAAGAGAAATGAATAGAGTTAATCTAATTAAAAATTTTGATAAAATGGATATGAAAGAAAGGCAATCTTCAATAAAAAAAGTAATAAATAAAATAGTTTGGTTAGGAGATGCTGTTCTAATTAAGTAATTTATTTTACTATAATTTGAATAAACCTCTTTTACCAGGTTTAACAGTATCCATATGACATGCAAAAAGAATAGTTTCTCCTTCTACATTACCTTTTAATTTAGCTATTAAGTTTCCTGTATTTGAACCTATTTTTTCTCCACTGTTATCAAATTCAACTTCTAATCCAGCTTCCATTAAATCCTTTTCTAATCTTTTAGCAAAATTACCTTCTTCATAAGTTTCGCTATCTATTTGGATATAATCTAAAAAACTTTCTAAAACTCTTTTTTCATTTATCATAATATTTTAGTCTCCCTTAAAGCATTTTAATAAATTTCATATAAAATTATATCACGAAAAATACATTTGTCCGTAATTGTAAAACAAAATTCATAACTATGTCCTTTAGTACTTTAAAATCATAAATAAAAAAAACTTATAAATATATGTGGAATATATTTATAAGTTTTTATTTTTACTTTTAAACTAGAATTCTAAGCTCTTTTCTATTATAGCTCTTACATCTTCTATTTTAACTCTTTGTTGTTCCATGTTATCTCTGTCTCTTACAGTTACACATCCATCTTCTAAAGTATCGAAGTCAACTGTTATACAGAATGGAGTTCCTATTTCATCTTGTCTTCTATATCTCTTACCGATACTTCCTGTTTCATCATAATCAACATTGAAGTGTTTGCTAAGTTCTGCATATACTTCATCAGCTTTTTCTGATAATTTCTTAGAAAGTGGTAATATAGCAGCCTTAAATGGTGCTAAAGCTGGGTGTAAGTGCATAACTGTTCTTACATCTACTTTTCCATTAGCTCCTTCTAATTCTTCCTCATCATAAGCTTCAACTAAGAATGCTAATGCAACCCTGTCTGCTCCTAATGATGGCTCTATAACATATGGTACATATTTTTCATTTGTTGTTGGGTCTAAGTAAGTCATGTCTTGACCTGAGTGTTCAGCATGCTTATTTAAGTCATAGTCTGTTCTATCAGCTATTCCCCAAAGTTCTCCCCATCCAAATGGGAATAAGTATTCTATATCTGAAGTAGCATTTGAGTAGAAGCTTAATTCTTCTTCTCCATGATCTCTCATTCTTATGTTTTCTTCTTTCATTCCTAAGTTTAATAGGAAGTTCCAACAACTATCTTTCCAGAAGTTGAACCATTCTAAATCAGTTCCTGGTTTACAGAAGAACTCAAGCTCCATTTGTTCGAACTCTCTAGTTCTGAAAGTGAAGTTACCTGGAGTTATTTCGTTTCTGAAAGATTTACCAATTTGAGCTATACCAAATGGTACTTTCTTTCTTGTAGTTCTTTGTACTGATTTAAAGTTTACGAATATACCTTGAGCAGTTTCTGGTCTTAAATATACTTCGTTTTTACTGTCTTCAGTTATTCCTTGGAAAGTTTTAAACATTAAGTTGAACTTTCTTATATCTGTGTAGTTTAATTTTCCACATTTTGGACAAACTATGTTATTCTTAGTTATGTAGTCCATTAACTCTTCATTGCTCCATCCATCAGCTGTAGCAACTTCTGCTCCGTTTGCAGTCATATGATCTTCAACTAATTTATCTGCTCTGAATCTAGCTTTACATTCTTTACAATCCATTAGAGGATCTGAGAATCCACCAACGTGACCTGATGCAACCCAAACTTCTCTATTCATTAATATAGCTGAATCTAATCCAACATTATATTTGCTCTCTTGAACAAACTTTTTCCACCAAGCTCTTTTTACGTTATTTTTGAATTCAACTCCTAGTGGGCCGTAATCCCATGAGTTTGCAAGTCCACCGTATATTTCTGAACCTGGGAATATAAATCCTCTGTTTTTACATAAGGCTACTATTTTATCCATAGTTTTTTCTACTGCCAT